ATTAGCAAATGCCCAAGACCTATTAACTATACTAGAATGGAATGAGGCACATGATATTCGCTTGTTCCGTCTAGGCAGCGAACTCTTTCCTCGGTGGAATCATTACGAATTGCATGACCTACCCGGCATTGCAGAAATTGCTACACATCTTCGTGCTGCAGGTGACTATGCAAAAATGCATGGCCATCGCATTACAACACATCCTGGTCCTTTTCATATACTAGGTAGCCCCGATGCTGTAGTTGTTGATAATAGCATTGTTAGCCTAGAAAGACATTCTGAATTATTTGATCTTATGGGCTTTGCTCCTAGCTTCGAAAACAAGATAAATATTCATGTAGGTGCCACTTATAATGATAAGCCTGGCACTATTGCAAGATGGTTGCATAATTGGGATCGATTATCAGATTCTTGCAAGTCGCGGCTAGTTATTGAAAATGATGACAAGGCCTCCATGTATTCCGTGCGTGAACTTTATGAGATGCTTTATCTAGAAATTGCAATTCCCGTTACATTTGACTATTGGCATCATACTTTCAATACTGGTGACTTATCCGAACGTGAAGCCTTCTTTTTAGCACGAGAGACTTGGGATCGACATCATGTAACCCAATGTACCCATTATTCAGAATCACGCCGTAGAGAGTCCCAAACCCTTATAGAACGCATGTTTGCACATCATGGCATTTCATTGGAAGATTTGCCAAAGTGGCCAACCTTTCAAAAACAATACAAAGAATTTACAAAAATACGTGAGGCAGCACATGCAGATTATATTTTAACTACGCCTAATACATATGGTGTTGATTCATTGGATATTATGGTTGAAGCCAAAGCAAAAGAGCAGGCACTATTAAATATCAATGTTGAGTGTTGCAAGAACATGAAAATTTGCATGTAATATATTTATTAATATAAAAATAAAATTAAGGAATATTATGGCTATGAATAACAGGCCCGGTGGAAATGATGTTTTTGCACAAGACGGCGCATATTTAACAATCACAGATTTATTGCGTGGAGACACGTTTACCGTATCAATGGTAGATTTTGATATTGATGAAGATATGGTTGGGCGAGTATACTTTGATGAAGAAGAAATATTAGCACAAACAAATATTGAATCATATGAAGTTCTGGAAAATTTATTTTACAGTCAATATGAAATTTTAAGTTAACAAAAAAAAAAGGAAAAAGTTATGGCACATTACAAATACAAAGCAAAACTTACTGATGATGTAGAAGATGCACGCGAAATTGTACGCGCGGCAGGTAAAGCCCTCGAAGAAGGCAAAATTGATAAAGCATCATTACTTGACAATCTAGTACGAGCAATAAAGAAATTAGATTCAGCTCGTTATTATATTGACCGCGAATGAAAAAATTAATTAAAAATTTAGGTCGAGGATTTAAAAAGTTACAATGCAAATATTGTGAAACCGTTTGTCAACGGGTCGACGAAAAATCAACAGGCGTTACATGTTCAATATGTACATCTAAACTAGTAAATGGCAAAATATTGGAATTACGCAAATAATTCTTTATAATTGTTATAAAACAAATATGTTAGATGCACAAAAAATAAAAACTAATTGGGAAGAATATCGAGATAGAGTTAATTCTTTGTTTCCTACTCGTTCTTCCCAACTAAACAAACTGTATGATGAATTAGAAGAAAGAATGGTATTTATGCCAGCTTCTTCCATGGAACATTTTCATAATGCGTTTTCAGGAGGATATGTAGACCATGTACTTCGAGTAATGGATTGTGCATTAACTTTGCATGATACTTGGAGTAAATCTGGAGCAGATATGTCTGGCTATACTACGGAAGAATTGTTGTTTGCAGCAATGCATCACGATTTAGGTAAATCAGGTTTCCCGGGTGATGGTAATGAAGTATATCAAATAGAAACATCAGATTGGCATCGTAAAAATCAAGGAAAACTTTACAAAACAAATTCAACAATTCCATTTGCAATGGTACCAGATTTATCTTTATGGTTGTTGCAAGAATATAAAGTTCATGTATCTTGGAATGAGTATCAAGCTATTAAAATCCACGATGGCATGTATGACGATGCAAATAAACCTTATTTTGTTTCTAGATCACCCCAATCAAAATTAAAAACAAATTTGCCGGTTATTTTGCATCATGCAGATCATATGGCATCTATTATAGAATATGAACGATGGAGAAACAACAAAAACGGGTCTCCTAATCATGTTTCCGAAAAAAGTAAAACACAAAAAAGTAATGGATTAAAAAACTTGGCAGAAAATAATCCGCAAGTTGAACAATCAATTAGCGATATATTCAAAACATTTAATTAAACAATCATTATGACATTAATAATAATATTAGTATTAGCTGCAGCTACTACGTATTTATCATATCGAGTTTGGTATTTAGCTGGAGTATTGGCTGACAATCAAGATTTAGACGAATCAAATTTAACGTATATAACTAGTCTAGAACAAAATAATCAATACATGTACACAACAATTGTTGATTGTTACAATAAAATGAAAGAGATAGATCGACTAGGAGCATTTGAGTCAGACGACGAATCTGGAACTACCTTCCAATTATTGAATGATGTTATAACAAAATTAAAACAAGAATACGACAATGGCACGGAAGAAGAAAAGTAATAATTATTTTACAAAAATAACAGATATAGCTATATCAGCATATAATCGATCAGCTGAGTTTCCTAGAAAGCGCGAACGCATCTATAAACGATTTATATATCCTGCATTTCTTAAAATGGCAGAGAATTTAATAAATACTGTTAAACCCACATACATTGATTCTTCCTTTGTAGACTTGCAAACTGACTTGGTTACATATTTAACTGAACGATTAAATAAATTTAATCCAGAAGCTGGCAAGGCATATTCATATTATACTAGAACATCATTCAATTATTTGATTGCAGAAAACCAAAAAGCGTATGCTAAACTTAAATCAAATACATTGGAATTAAACATTGATGATCAGCGCAACATTGTAACTGAAATCCATAATACCGATATGGCTGAAACGTTGCGTGAATTTATGGATGCTTATATAGAATATTGTTACAACAACTTAAATTATTTGTTTCATAACTCTACAGATATACATGTTGCAGACTCGGTTCTTCATATATTTGAAACTCGAGAAAATATTGACGACTTTAATAAAAAAGCATTGTATATTTTTATACGAGAACGCACAGGGTTTGAGACAACTAATATAACTCGTGTTATTAAAGTTTTAAAACAATTATATAATAACAAGTTTCAAGAATATGAACATACAAACTTTGTAAATTTGCCTTTTTGATATTTATATTAAAGAAGTTTACATAATGGATAAAAATGATGAATTATTCAAAGGTACTAGTTTTGCAGATTTAATGTCTGATGTTTATCATAATTCTAAAAAAAAAGATAGACAAATCAATCAATTAATATCTCAACTACAACCATTAATAAAAAATGCGTCAGATGCTACAATTATTGTTCCGCTAATTAAAGAATATTTAGATGTTGCAGTAAAAAATGACGACCACCTAGTTAAATTAACAGCGATTGTTCAACGTTATATTTCAACCAAACAAACTATATCCGGAGCAGATGGCTTACTTAGTGATGATGAAAAGCAGCAGCTTCTCAAAGTAGCTGAGCAAACATTATCATCAGAATTGCAAGATGAATTAGATAATATTGATCATGAAGAAAAATTATTAGATCAACAAATTGCTGCAGCAAAATCTAAAATAAACATCAAGGATTAAGATGCCAATTAATACAGATATAGAATTTTATATTGGACAAGTAGTTCCATTAGAGGCAGAACATCAAACATATAAGCCCGGTGATCAACTAGCTAGACAAAATAAATTATTTTGTATTTCTGTACTAGTTTATGAAAGTTCTAAAGAAACTCTTATCAAAAATGTGCAGCCAATTTCAGCTAACATTAAACAAATTCCAATAATTGGAGAATCGGTATTAATAGTAAAAGGATATAATAATACAACAACTAGGACAACTAGATCGCACCAATGGTATTATTTTCCAAGTATTGGTACACTATCTAATGCAAATCACAATTACCAATCCATTCCAGTTAATTCATCAACGTTTATAG